TCATTCGCACCTCCTATCCGAAGTGAATTACATAAATTATGACCGCCCACGCTATCGCTATGGGCACGACATTGGCCAGGAAATCTCTGCTCATTCGCACCGCCATGCCCGGATTGAGCCGTCCCGCTGCAAGCCTTCGGCCTGCTCGTTGGCGGTATCCAAACGCCGACCGTTCCACTCGCAATGATTTGTAAGCCAGCTTTCGGCGCGGCTGTCGAAATCCTTGGTCGCTCCGTAAGCATGTGGCTGCCAACGAGCGGACCAGCGAAAGCGTGGTTGCTTTGCCATGTTAGTTCTCCTTCATTGATGTGTGTGTACGCACAAAAGACCCGCACACCCCTCTCAGGGTGGCGGGTAATTTGCCTGGCCTTTCGGGTCAAAGAGTGTCGCGTCCTTGTGTAAGCCGTGATCTTTCCGTCGCCGTTCTGCGGTGCCTAATTCGTTATCCGCTTACTAGGTTGGGCGGCGTGCCATCAGCTCTCGGTGGCTTGCGACTTCGTCTGACATAACGTCAGTTGGAAATTTGGTTAGCTTTGTCGCGTCAAGCTAGTCCTTCGTCATTGGTATCTCCTTCGCAGAAAGACGGGGTGAGTTGCTGTACGCAAGAAAGGCCCGCACACCTCTTTCGAGGCGGCGGGCTGTTGTCTAGTGCATCATGTTTTCGCCAAGCCGCCAGAACCACCGGCTCTGGCATGTGGTGAAGTCGCGGACGGGATAAAATTCCCTACGCCACGAAACATTGTGGGTGCGCTTGATTGGTTTCTTCATCGCTTCTCCTAAAGCCAGATACTCGGAGTGAAATTTCCTTCCATGTTGCTGTACGCAAGAAAGGCCCGCACCCCCTTGCGGAGATGCGGGCCAATCCTTGGCAGCGTGTGGGCTAGAGGTTTTTCAACAAATCGACGATAGCCGCGATCGTTGCGTCGCGGGTGTCGGCTTTTGCTTTGCGCTTTTGCTTTGCGGCCTTCTTCGGCGCTTCAACGTAGGCGACGGCGGCTGCCTTGGCGGCCTTCTTCTTGGGCTTGGCAGCTTTGGCCTTGGCGGCCTTCTTCGGCTGGGGCTTCCATGCGGAGACAAACTCTGCGCCGGAGATTTCGTTGTAGAAGGCGACGGCGTGCTTGACTGGGTATTTGCCAGCCTTCTCGCGATTTTCGACGCGGGTTTTCATTTCCGCGATGATTTCGTCTTGCGTGGCTTCGATGATTTCGTCGCCGACGACGGCTTCGCCGGATTGCCAAAGTTCGCGCAGAATTTCCATTTTGTGCATAATGCGGGTCATAGTATTTTCCTTCGCAACAATGTCCCCGACCGCCGCCAGCCCCACACCGGGGCCGCTGACCGTCGGGAACGCCGAACCGATCGGCTCGACTTCCACCGGAAATTCCCCTGTGTCCCTTTGGGACTGTTAGAGTCTTACTGGTACTAAGGACGATACTGGTTGATAGAACGTATATAGATAACTAACTGTTTTTTAATAACCGGCATCCAGTTAAATGGTTACATCTGGTCTTTCTGTCAGACGATTTTCAAAACTCCGCGCATGGCCGCGAAGCCCTAGCCCCCTTTACAATGGGAAGAATACTGTGGTTTATCAGCATGTTACACTGCCATGACGCATATTTTGTGTCCAAACAGAAGGAAGAATCTGGTATGAAGGGGGGGGCAGGGGGCCGTCCCGAAAATTCGATTTTGTGATTCCATTCCCCCTGTCTGATTGATTTTTTTAGCAAAAATTCAAAACATTGAAACTATTGTCACACACACATGACACGGAGAATATTATGAAGGTAGAAATTCCTGCTGACGCGCCAAGAAACCTTGCACTGGGAGATGATCGCAAGCCGCAAAAAAAGAAGAAAAAATCTGGAGGAGGTGTCGGAAGAACCACCACCGTAAAGAGCGTATCCAAGGGTGCTAAAGCCAAGGCTCTCACCCAACAAGATATCGTCGCCCTTCGCGGCCATACTCTCAGGGTCGTCAACAGACGACTTGCAGACGCGGGCCGGGTTCTTGAGGGTAAGAAAGAATGGAGCAACCAGCAGGTCCGCCTCTTCGGTATGCTTCTCGCCAAAGTCATGCCAGACCTTCACCACTCAGTCGTGCAGGGCGAGTTCTCTGTCGAGAGCAAAGTAGCTTCGGAACTAACCCGCGAGGAGCTTGAGGCTATTGCCGCACAAGGCAGTAGGGCCGGTAAAAGGGACGACGAGATCATGGATGCTGAGTATGAAGACGTAACAGATGAGACGATGAGGGCCGAACTAGAAATGTTCTAGCGACCGGCACACACACATAGCCAAGCTCAAAGGAACGCAGAATGACACTTTCGCCCGCCCAGGCCGCGAAGGCGCTACTCAAAATAAAAGAAGCCGAAGATAGTTTTCTCGGTTTTGTTAAGGCGCTTCACCCAGATTTCAAGCTGGCCCCGTTCCAACTCGACTTGATCGACAAGCTCGACAAACTGGAAAAGGGGGAACTCTTAAACGGTGCTGGCCAATCGGCTCGCCGCCTTCTTATCAATATGCCACCCCGCCACGGCAAATCCTGGCTCGCGACCACCCTGTTCCCCATCTATTACCTGGGCAAGAAGCCAAGACGGGAAGTCCTCTCAACCTCTTACTCGGCTGACCTGGCCAAGGGGTTTGGCCGCCAGTGCCGCAACAACGCGGAAGAGCCGGTTGTCCGCCAAATTTTCCCTGATTTTAAAATGTCTGACAGCAGCCGCGCTGTCGATGATTGGCGCACCACCTCCGGCGGCGGGTACTACGCAACCGGCATTGGTGGCGGTACCCCTGGCCGCGCCGCCAATCTGCTCATCGTCGATGATCCCATCAAGGCCCGCGAAGAAGCGGAGTCACCGACCTACCGTAATAAGACATGGTCATATTATATCTCGTCGCTGATCAAGCGCATGCAGCCAGAGGTCGACGGCACCCCACCCATAGAGATTATGATTCTCACCCGCTGGCACCCCATGGACCCCGCCGGTCGTCTTATGGAAACAGAAGATTGGGCCGAGGGTGATTGGGTGCATGTCCAATACCGTGGCATTGAGGTGGTTGAAACCAAGGAGCGCATTCTCCGCTCCCACCTGGACCCGGCAGACGAGCGCTACATTCCGTCATCCGAAATCCCCAAATACTCCAACGCCAAGCGCCATATACGGGCCACCAAAGAAGAAGCGCTCTGGCCGGAGCGCTTTCCTCTTGAATGGCTGCACAAACAAAAGCGGATCGACGAGCGAGAGTTCGCCGCCCTCTACCAGCAGTCCCCCTACATCATAGGCGGTAACATAATAAAATCGACGTGGTGGCAAATCTACAAAGAAGACGAAGTCCCCAAATTCACCACCGTAATGATTGCCGCTGACACCGCCTTTAAGAAAACAGAAACGGCGGACTACTCCGTGCTCCTCGTCGCTGCCCTGGCCACGGACGGAGATATTTATCTGCTTGACCTAATTCGTGACCGTTACGATTTCCCCGAATTAAAAAAGCGCTCAATCCTCCTAAATAATCAATGGCGGGGGAGGGGGCTTAAAGGACTCTATATCGAAGACAAAGCATCCGGCCAGTCTCTCATCCAAGAACTCAAAAAAGAATCAGGTGTGTCCGTTATTCCATACAAAGTTTCGTCGGACAAGGTCTCGCGCATCAATGCCGTCACTCCACTCATCGAGGGGGGGCGAGTCTTTATTCCCGAACAAGCCGACTGGCTGGACGAGTTCATAAATGAAACACAAGCTTTTCCGGCGGCTGCCCATGACGATCAATGCGACGCCCTCTCGATTGCTCTGGATGTCCTCTCAAGGACGTCCCTAACCGCCGACCTGGCTTTTTCCGCCCCCCTTGGCCAGACGGGAAAATCACTTCTCACCCTAATGAAAGACGAACGGCAGCCTCGATCGTATCTTGGCAGCATGTAGGACGACAGCAGGGTCTGCGGGACGGTAGAAAAACGATATGAGCAATTACCGCACCACCTTGAATAGCCCTCTTGGCGATGAGGTCATCGTTGATTTATCTCAACATGCCCACAAACTCACTGCCTATGAAGATATTTCAGACGACCTCACTGAGGAGCAAGAGGTAAAGATTGTTGAGTATATTCGCACGATCTCTCAAATGTCCTATGACCGCATCAGCAAGCGTTACGACCATTGGCTAGAAGCTGACCGTGCCCACGATATTTATGTTCCGCCCGATTCAACAGAGTTTCGCGAGAAGGCTGTAATCGCCGATACCCGTGCCGTGACTGATACGGTTGTCACTTACTTGATGTCTGCTCTTGGCGGGCGCAACCCCATGTTTCAGCTTGAGGGATTAAACCGGGCCAGCAGAACCAGCGCTGCCGTCCTTGAGCGCATTCTCCATCAGCACACCAGGCGTGGTGCAGGCGAGTTCCGCATCGCCCAACACCTCCTAGACTGCGTAAGGTACGGCTTCGCCCCCACAAAAAACATCTGGGTGGACGGGAAAAGAACAAACAACGTCATTAACTTTGATCCCAGAAAAGCTTTTCCCGACCCCCGCGTCAGTTGGGGCGAATGGGAGAAAATGCAGTTCATCGTCTTGACCGACCGCATCTCAACATCGGCCCTCATGCAGACGGGCATGTACCCCAAACTTGAGAAGTATCCTGACCTCCGCAAGACTCGTCTGACGGGCGAGGGGTGGGACTCCCACAAATGGGCCAAGGAAGAAGGGCGGGGGTTTAACGTAAACCCATCAGACATTGGTGATGACTCCAACGTATTTACCGTCGGCAAAAACCGCGTCCTCGATGAAGCTTGGTTGCGCTTATCAGGTTACGAAATCGGCGTCCCTAACATCAAAACCATTTGGCTTGTCTGCACCATCATTGACGAGGAAGTTTGCATTCGTTTCCAACTTTCGCCGGTCGGGCAACAATACCCCGTTGTTATTGGTGGACTCTTTAACGACAGTCACAAGACATACAGCCAGTCCATGTACGATCTGCTCCTGCCCATGCACGATATCGCCACATGGCTTTTGCGCAGTCGCATCGATAACGTCCAGGCGGCGATGCATAATCTCATTTTCGCCGACCCCACTCGCGTATCAATTGACGACCTTGTCGATCGTAACCCTTGGGGCATTGTCCGCACCCTGCCCGGTGAAGAGCCGGGGGCCGGTGTCTTTATTGCACAAGTCCCAGATATTACGGCTGGTCATTGGAATGATATTTCAGCCTTGGCCGACCTCAAGCAGCGTGTTAGCGCGGCCAGTGATGCTCAGCAAGGCATTCCTACCCCAGGTACCCCGCACACCGCTACTGAAATCCAGAGGCTCACCCAGTTGGGCAGCCAGCGGCTCGGTGTCCTGTCGCGAATTATTTCTGCTACAAGTATCCGCCCCCTGGTTCGCATGCAGGTCGGTAATATCCAAGATGCTCTTATCTTCGACGGTTCGGTCAAAGTGGACGACAAACAGCATCACGGCCTACTTGACCCCCTGGTCGATGACGGCTTCGTCGATTTCACCGTGGCCGACCTACAAGGGGACATCGACTATCTGGTGGTGGATGGCACTCTGCCCATTGAGCCGACTCGCTCCCCAGACACTTGGCTTAATCTCCTCCAAGTTCTCAGCCAAACCGGTCTCGATATGGAATACAAGCAGGGTATGATCGTCGAAGAAGCCATCAAGGCTATGGGTGTTCCCGATATCGATCAATTCAGAATTAGTGAGCAAGAGGCCCAAGAGGGTATGACACCCTCTCAACAGGTCTCCATGCTTGAGCGGATGCGTGGCAACGCCGCTGTCGCGCCAGAAGAGGATGTCGCCAATCAAGTTGAAAAAGGCAATCTTATCCCAGCTAACCAGGCCGCGTAGGGAGACTGTTATGCCGCCACGCCCAGAACAACTAGAAGCCAGCATCCCTCCGATGATTCGCGATTACATTAAGGCCCACCGTGAAGAGGTTGATAAAGAGTTCGCAAAACTTCGAGATGATGCCCAAAGCAACAAGCGCGAACTTCGTCTGATTAAGAATGATGTGATCAACATTATTTGCGAACTGAAAGCGCAGCTCAAAGAATTTGAAGTCCGCTATGATGAATCAACCCTCATCCGTGGCCGGAAGCGAGGTAAGTAATGGCTGAACAACAAATCTCAGGCGTCCAGCTAAAATTCCGGTCGTCTGGTACCGGTGACTGGACACTCGACACCTATCTGGAGAATGCAGAGATCGGCGGTTTGACCCTGGCTCAACTTCTCGACCAAATTTTTGACACTAATGGTGTTCCCGTCGCCAACGGTCTTTACGTCTGGAAAGGTAGTTGGGTGACTGCCACGGCGTACTCCCCCGGTGATGTGGTCCGCGATTCTGTCTCTACCAATCTGTATGTCGCAGTAACCAGTTACACATCTGATGCGACCATCGCAGCCGATATAGCCAACGGCGATCTTGAAATAGTCGTAGATTTGTCTGACGCACTAGCCGCCAAGACGGCGGCAGAGGCGGCCCAGGCGGCGGCAGAGGCCAGTGAAGCGGCGGTCGATGCTGTAGCGTTGCCGTTCAATTTCGATACATCGACCTCGATGGCGGACCCCGGCACTGGAGAATTTAGATTTGACAATGCGGTCGTGGCCAGTGTGGCAAATGTGGCATTTTCGAACGTCACCAGTGCGACAGGTAATCCCGATGTGTCCGACTATATAGTCACAATGGATGACAGCACTTCGACTTTAAATGGTCATTTTATATTTGTGGAGGAGGGTTCGCCGTCAAACTTTGCCATCTTCTCGGTCGGCGCGGTCACGGATAATACATCCTGGCTGCAAGTCGGCTTAACCCATGTGGATAGCACTGGAAGTTTTGGGGCGGGCGACACTATTCGAGTCCAGTTTGTGAGAACGGGCGATCAGGGTGCGGTAGGCCCGTCTGGGCCTGTGGGAATTGGGCTAAGCTTAGCATTAGGAGGATAAATTGGCAGATGTACTAACAGGTAAGGGCATGGCGATTAGCACCACCGATACGGCGGCGTTGACGGCAGGGGCCAGCCAAACCATTACTTTGATCGGTCTGACGATTGCGAACGTTCACGCAACCACGGCATCATGGGTAACGGCGAACATTGTTCGATCAGGCGGCGATGACAGTGAGTTAGCCCATGAGGTTAGCATCCCGGTGAATGACAGTTTGGATGTGTTGCAGGGCAAGGTGGTCTTAAACTCAAATGATGCTCTCTGGCTCGACGCTGAAAACGCCTCTAGCTTGGAAGCATCGATTTCTTATTTGGTGCAAACGTAATGGCTGGCTTTCTTGTAGGAACAGACCCCGGTCTGCGTCAGACAAGGACGCCGACTGTAGATGTCCTGACGGATGGAGTTGGCTATACATCTGGCTCTTCCACTACGAT